CCCGAATCGCTTCTGGGCCGCATAGACGTCCATCAGATCGGTTGGATCGAAAGGTCGGCCGATGAGGCTGAACGGTTCCATCTCCCTCATGCAAGAGTGGAAGATTTTCTGGACTGGCTTCGCGAGATAGTACTCGAGGCCCTGCCCTTTCGAGATGGTTCGAACCTTGAATGGTTCGAGCACTGCCTCGACTTGAGCATTGAGCCTTGGGATGGCCTTCTCGTAAGAGTAGACCCTTTCCCGCAGAAGATCCTGAAGATCATCCAACTCCCCTGGTCGGACTACGCTGATGGTTGCTAAACCACCAAGAACCCTACCGCCCTTGTAGGTGAGTTCATCGTAGACGGTCATCCGACCAAGACTTTCCGGTTCGCGGAGAGCCGACTTGATGCCCAGTAAGTCGCGGAGCAGACCAGCTTGCCCGCCGCCTTTGCGCGACACCTCGAAAGAGGCGTGCTCAGAGGCTTTGTGCACTGCTAGCTCGGGTCTTTGAAAGACTCGACGAAGCTCGTGACGCGACCGATAGACAATTCGGTCGATTACTGCAGAGAGGTTGTCCATAACCTCGTCAAACAGCTCTCCCTCGTCCCGAAGAGGGTCAGGCATTTGCATTTGATCCCGATGCTTCTGGAAGTTCTCAAGAACAATATCCGGAGTAACGGGAGCCCCTGCTCGCTTCGACTGGAGGAAGGAATACCAGAGATGGATATTCCTTCGACTCTTACAGTTGAAACGCTGGCGCATCCAACGCCAGGCCTTCCCGCGGAAGCGGAATGGCTGATCGGGCTCTGACGGAGGCTCATTTCCTAGGAAGTAAGCCAACGGCCAGAGAATGGTGTATTTTGCCCTCTTGAGGAAAGTCCCTTCATGTGGCACCTCGAGGTAGTCGATAAGCTGTCTTCGGACAGACTCGACAACGTCGTAAGGAGCCCCATGGTGGCGAAGCACAAGTGCAACGCCGTGGACAAATACTCGAACCCTGTCACCTTTAACGTCGGTGGTTCTTCCCGACGAATAGGTATCGTTCCTATTATGTTCGTCCGACTCTCGCGAGTCAGGCTTCATTATGGAATGAAGTTAACAGATTGTAACAGTGGTGACGTTAGTTATCGCTATCTGGT